ATGCGAAACAAAATAAACCGCAACGACATGGAACTCGGCTACACGCCTTACAACCTTCGCACCCTGCGCAACCGCTGCAAACTGACACAGGCCGAGTTGGCGCAAATCGTCGGGGTGAAGCACTACATACAGGTAGGCCGCTGGGAAGCCGAACCCGATACCGAAACGCGGCGGGCCGATATGCCGCTGGAAAAATGGCGGCAGTTCCTCGATTGGATAGAAAAAACAAACGCCGTCTGAAACCTTCAGACGGCATTTTTTACCCACCCCCAAACCTAAAAACCACAACCAAGCCCTACACCGCTTGCCCCCACCTCGCCGCCGCCCCAAAATAACCTCACTCTGTTGGAAGCCTGCCGGAAACGGCAAAAGCCGCCCCGTTCCGCCATTACGGGGCGGTTTCCCACATCAAGACGAGACAGAAATGACCGACCGCCAAATAGACAACCTCATCAAACCCGCCACCATCGCCGACACCGACCCCGCGTCCAACCGCGTCCGCGCACAACACGGCGGCATTACCACCGACTGGCTGCCCTATATCGTCCCCTTTGCAGGCGGCGTGTCAGTATGGCGCATCCCAAGTGTCGGCGAAGCCTGCACCATCTTATCCCCTGCCGGCGAACCCGAGAACGGCGTAGTTTTATGCTGCCAAGCCTCCGACCGATACCCCGCCCCGTCCGCCGACCCCGCCGAAACCGTCGTCCGATTTCCCGACGGCACGCACATCCGCTACAACCACAACAGCGGCGCGATGGAATTAAAAGCCGTTACAAGCCTGACCATCGACACCCCCCAAACCACCATAACCGGACACCTGACCGTCAACCAAACCACCACCGCCCAAGGGCTGCTGACCTACCAAAACGGCATGAACGGCCAAGGCGGCAGCCTGTCCGAGCACACCCACCCCGACGACTCCGGCGGTACAACGGAAAAACCCCAATGACCGACGCAGAAAACGGACGCGGGCAAGACACCCTCGCCCACATCGCCCAATCCATCCGCAACATCCTGTTCACAAGAATAGGAACGCGGCTGATGCGCGAAGAATACGGCAGTTTTATTCCCGACTTGATCGATATGCCCGCCGGTCACGCCGCCATCGCCCTCATCCACCAAGCCGCCGTTACCGCCCTCGCAAGATGGAAACCCCGCATAACCGTCCGCCGCATACAGGCAGACACCGCCGACCTCGCCGCCGGCAAAATCAAATTAACCCTAGACGTAACCCTTGCCGACGGCGGCGAACGAACCTACCGCATCAAATAATAAAAACAACAGGATAAACAATGGGAAACAGCCGATTAAGCCAACTCCCCGCGCCCGCCGCCATCGAAGAAACCGACTTTGAGGGCATCTTCGCGCGCAAAAAAGCCGCCCTCACCGCCCTATGTCCCGAAAGCATCCGCGAAACCGTCGCCCAAACCCTCGAATTAGAATCAGAACCCCTAACCATCGACCTGCAACAGCAAGCCTATCAAGAGCTGCTCGTCCGCAACCGCATCAACGAAGCCGTCAAAGCCAACCTCTTGGCATACGCACAAGGCAGCGACCTCGACCACATCGCCGCCCAATACGGACTTTCACGCAAAACCATCCGCGCCGCCGACCCCGACGCGAACCCGCCGGTTGCCGCCGAATACGAAACCGACGACGCATTCCGCGCCCGCGTCCAAGCCCATCCCGAAAAATACGCCGCCGGGCCGCGCACCGCATACGAAGCCCACGCCATCGACGCACACCCCCAAATCACACACGCCCGCGCCGTGCGCCGCGCCGTCGGCACGGTGGAGGTTTACATCAAAACCCAAAGCGGCACGCCCGACGAAACCATTTTGACCGCCGCGCGCGAATACCTGCCCGCCGAAACACGCCGCCCCCTTTGCGACAACGTGCAAGTAACCGCCGCCCAACCCAAAGACGCGGCAGTAGAGTATTCCGCCGAATACCACCCCGCCGCCAATATTCAAGCCGAACGGCAGACCGCCTGCGAAGCCTTGGATAACCTATGGCGGCAAAACGCCCACATCGGCGCATCCGTCGCCCTGTCTAAAATCATCGGCGCGTTAGACACCCCCGGCGTGAAAAAAAATCACACTGCACAGCCCCGCTGCCGACATCGAATGCGGCAACGGCGAATACATCCGAATCACGTCCACGCTCGAGCGCGAATAAATGAACAGCACCGTCCCCGCGAACAACAGCCCCCTGCAACACGCACTGGCAAAGCTGACAGAACGCGAAACTGCCGCCGTCTCCCGCCAACTCGACCCCGCCCGATGCGACCCCGGATTTTTACCCTTTCACGCCTTCGCAAGAAGCATCGGCACGGAAGAGGGCTGGGACTTTGCCGAAACCGACGAAGCCCGCCGCAACCTCATCGCAGGCTTTGCCGAAATCCACGCCCGAAAAGGCACGCCGTACGCCATCCGCGCCCTCTTCCCCATCTTGCGGCTGGGCGAAATCCAAATTATCGAACGCGACGGCGAGTTCAAGTGGGACGGCTCGGTCTTGTTCGACGGCAGCCGCACATTCGGCAGGCGCGAGGGTGACTGGGCGGAATACCGCATTGTCTTAACGCGCCCCGTCAGCATCCGCCAAACCGCCCGCATCCGCGCCATGTTGGCGGAAATCGCCCCCTTGCGGTGCGAACTTACCGCGCTCGACTACCGCAACCATCCCCACCGCTGGAACGGCAAAATCCGCTTTAACGGCGAATACGGTTTCGGCACGACATAACGCGCCCCCGAAAATCAACAAACAAAAGGAAGCCCCAAAATGGCAAACGCAACCGAACAAAACCAATTCGACCAAGCCGTCCGCCTCATCGAACCCGGCGACAGCGTCGTCGTCGGCCCAGGCGCGCCCGTCAACCAACCACTGCAAGCCCTCGCCAACCGCACCCTTTTGCTCAAAAACCAAACCGAAGCCCTTCAGACGGCATCCGACACCAAAGCCGCCGCAAGCACCGCCGTCAACGCAGGCGACGGACTGACGGGCGGCGGCAGCCTTGCCCAAAGCCGCACCATCGCACTGGGCGCGCCCGGGCAAATCACCGCAACAAGCCAAAACACCGTCCCAAAAAACGGCCACACCCACGCCATCGACACCGCACGCACCGACCGCGCCGGCATCGTCCGATTAGACAATGCCATTAGCGAAGCCGAAGACACCGCCGCCACCCCCAAAGCCGTCAAAACCGCGCTCGACCAAGCCCGCGCCGCCGCCGCGACCGCCGACCTCAAAGTCTCCCTCTCCGACAACCAAACCGTTACCGGCCAAAAAACCTTTACCGCCGAAACACAATTCCAAAGCGGCATCCGGCTGTCCGCCAACCCGACGCACTGAAACGGCGGCTACAAAGCCTATATCGGCGCGGATAACGAAAACGCCCACATCGTCTTCGGCGACGACACCCTGCGCCTGCACGGCGCAAATAACCGCATTTCCTACAACAACCACGACATCTTCCACAAAGCCAACAAACCGCGTTTCAACGAAGACATCGAAGGCAAACCGAACACGCTGTCCGGCTACGGCATCGGCAACTTCAAAGTCGAAACATTCCGGGGCGATTTGAACAGCCTCAAAACCGACGGCGTCTATTCCCTGCCGACGGCGGTCGGCAGCTCGAACCTGCCCGTTGAAAACACCGCCTGCCATATCCAAGTCATCGCCGGCACGCAACCCGGCTGGTGCAGGCAGTTGGGCTATCCCGCCTACACGTCCGACGTGTACGAACGCTACCAGACCAGCAGCGCAAACGACGACTGGAGCGCGTGGAAAAAACTCAATTCGGAAGGCATCCCCGCCGGCGCGATCGTGTCCTTTCCCAAAGCCGTCCGAAACCCCGCAGGCTATCTCAAAGCCGACGGCACGATCTTTGCACAAAACACCTTCTCGACCTTTACCGCGCCCTGGGCAACACAAACAAACTGCCCGACCTGACCCGTACCGACATCGGCATCACCGCGTGGTTTCCGTCCGACCAAATCCAGACGGGCTGGCTGGCGTTTGACGACATCCGAGAGCGCGTAACCGAATCGGCTTATCCCGAACTTTACCGCCTGCTGACCGAAAAATACGGACGCATCCAAAACGTCCCGCAGGCGGAAGACCGCTTTATCCGCAACGCGGGCAACGGCTTGGCGGTCGGAACGAAGCAGGAAGACGAAATCAAACGGCACGTCCACAAAGTATTTTCACACTGGGCAAACCACCCAGACGCCGCCGCCGTCGGTTACGAAGACCGCAATGAAAGGCAAAGAAGCGCGCTCGTATCGACTTGGACGGACGGCGACTTAAACGACAACGGCTTTTTAACCCCGCGATTGGACAGCAAAATGGCAACGGGCGGCGCAGAAAACCGCCCCAAAGCCCTGGTTTTAAAACTGTGCATCAAAGCCGCCGACACCTTGGGCGAAGCCGTGTTCCGGATAAAGTCCCACGGCGAAACCGCCAACGTCGGCGCACTGGACGCGTCAAGGCTGGCGCAAGGTTTGCAGGAAAAAGCCGACCGCGACCACACCCACACCACCGCCCAAATCCAAGGGCTGGACGAAAAAATCAGCGCCGCCGTTGCCGCGCAATTCACACGCCAAACCATCGGCGGCGTGGATATTGTCAGATTCCCCGACGGCACAATGATACAGACCGGCAGTTACAGGTTTGCAAGAGGCGGCAGCCCCATAGGAAACGAAGTTGTCTTCCCCATCGCCTTTGCCGACGGCAACGTCAAATGCTTCGTATCCGAACGCCATTCGGGACGCGTCAACGGCGAAAGGCAACACAACTGGCTGTTTATCCGCGCAAAAAACCACGCCGCCGCCATTATTACCAACTGGTACGAAAGCAGTTGCGACTGGATGGCCATCGGCAAATCCGCCTCGGGAAACGCCGCCAGCCCCACCCCGATAGTCCCCGAAATACCTGAAATCGATGAAGAACCGCAAAGAGAGAGTGGAAGATCATCAACCGGACTCCGAAACCCCCGCCGCCACCGAGGCCTCGACTTCCCCGTGGGGTCGTAAGACTAGCGGGCGGCAGGGCAGGCTGTAGAGACGGGCTTCAGCCCACCGATCCAAGCAATCCGACCGAAACCGGCCGCGCCGCCAATCCTGCGAAACCTATGCCCCGCCAATCCTGCCACTCTTCGCCATTCCCGCGAAAGCGGGAATCCGGAACCCAAACGCGGCAGGAATCTATCGGAAAGAATAACCCGACCGCCGTCATTCCCGCGCAGGCTGGAATCCAGACCCACAACGTTAAGGCGGTTTATCAGAAAAAACCGAAACCGAACGCCCTAGATTTCCGCCTGCGCGGGAATGACGAAGAGTTGGGGAGTGACGAAAGGCGGGAACAACCGCGCAAAAAGCCGCCGACTCCTTCAGACGGCATCGGCAATAAAAAAGCCCGAAAAAATCGGGCTGAAAGTTAAGGCTGCATCGCCTTTAAGGCGGCTTTCGCCAAAAAACCGCTCGGGTTTCATGACGGGCGGCAGTGCAGGCATCGACACGGTTGAGGATATGTTGCGGCCAACTGACGTTAAACCGCACCTGTCCGGTTAATGCGGCATCGTCCGCTTCAACCATCGTCCACAACACCGCATCGGCATAATCGGGATTGTCCCGATTAACCTCTATGCTTTGCGCCTCGGGAATCGGCAGGTTTTCCTACAAAAGCCCTTCGAGATGGAACATTGCGGCGGCTTTGGCATCGGCAAGCGCGTCGGCAACCGTATCGCCGACAGGATAGCAGCCCGGCAGATCGGGAATAATCACGCCCCAGTTGCTTTGATCGGGGTCTTGGAACAGCACGGCGGGATAGTAAATCAT